GCTTCAATATCTCCATCGTCTCCTGTGCGATATGATACGCTCTGATTGGTCTTCATCAGAGTAGCCCCACTTACAGGAGTGCTTACGTTTAATTCAATCTTAACCTGGTTACCTGCGTGTTGAATATTTGTCGGGGTTAGCACATTATTTGACTTATCTCTTAAACGAATGTCAAGAGAATTAGTGGCATGGATATAGAATTCATAGTTACCATTAACTAAGATGTCGTTATTTGCTACAGTATACTCATTTGCTGAATTACTTAAAAGCGAAAGGTTTGTTATAGTGCCATCATCCTCCGCTTTTATATGAAGAGTTGCATTAGGTGCTATTATTATCGAAGTATCTTCTGCTAAAATAGAGTATGTGCCTATATCATTGAATGCTGTATCTTTTAATTTAGCAATACTGTTAGAGATAACTTGATTAAGTTCACCGCCTGAAGGAATTTCGCCTGAATAAAGCACATTTAATTGACTATCGGTAATCGTATATTCAACAGGCTCACATTCAACAGGTGGCTCTGGAGTTATATCCGACATTGGAATCCAACAGTCAGATTCTTGCGCCAATTCAACGGTCATATTCATTACCCACCCTGCAACATAATCTAAGTCTAAATTATTTAATGGGGTCATTGTGGCAGTACCTAGAACATCTATGTCGGGGTCATTGTCGTTTTTGTAGTAAACGTAAAGGTCTTTTAGTATTAGCTGACAATCTGAAGTGATCGTGTTTATATTGGCTCGGTCTTTTTGTATAATGTCAACACAATACACATTAAAAGTAAACTGATTAGTTAACAAGTCTTCCGTGTCGCTGTCAGGCTCAATATAAATAATCGGATATTTTTCGTCTTGCGTAGCGAAATTTGGCATTTGCTCACGGAACTCACCGCCAAACTTTTGTATCTGTATGTGAGCATTACAGAACGCTTGTATTTTTTGTAATATACTTATCCAACTGGTCATAGACTTGCAGCTTGTTGTATTTTCTTAACCTTGTTTTGTGTATTCGTAACTTCCGTTTCAGAAACCACCGCCGTGACTGTTATGTTTTGTCCGCTTTCCACAGACTGAGCAGCAGACAAATTGTTAGCGTTGTTGTTCTGACCGAATAAATTAAGACTAGGTGTTGCGGGTGTTGTTGTCGTAGCACCACCGCCCCCGCCTCCCGTGTTAGCTGACACATTACCGCTTCCGCCAAATTGCTGTGATGCAATCTTTTTAATATTAGCTATACCCATAGCCACGGTTGCAGCAGCCTGAACGCCTCCGATAATCTGACCAAGTGGGGCAGGATAAGTAGAAACAGCTTGTGTAAAAGCACCAACAGCACCTTTATATGTGTCCATTGTGGCTTGTGCAATGTTCGCTACTTTCTGAATGTTAAACGCTTTACGTGCCGATTCTTCGGATGAACCCGCAAAAGCCTCCGCAAGTGCAGCCATTCCGCTAAACATAGCATCTGCACCCGCTAAAGTACCTTCGAATGATTGTTTAAAGTTTTCACTAAATGCAAATCGTAAACGGTCAAAAGCGGAAAATGTTTCTTCTAAAATCGGGATTAAAGTATCAGTTTCTGCCTGTAAATCTTCAGGTGCAGGAAGCAACGAAAAAGTTTTGTCTTCTTCTTTTTGTGCGTACTTAGCGTCAATTTCTGCACGTGCTTTTTGCTCTTCTTGTGCGTATAATTCAAGCAATTTCTTCTTTTCGTCGGCGGTTAGCTTTTCGTTTTTAGAAATATCTTTACGAATTCTATTGTACTTGCTATCCAAAGAAACAATTTCCTTAACTATACCTTCGTCTAATAAAGAAAGTTGAATGTCTTCTATTTGACGTGCGGCTGCTAACCTTGCTTCGCCGTATGCTTTTTGGTCGTCAAGTCTTTTTTTGTAAGAATCCTTATCCGATTTTTCTATTTCTTCGTTACTTTTTTTCTTATCCGCAGCCTCTTGTTTGTTTATCTTTTGAAGTTCAAAACGTGCATCTGAAGCCGCCTCTTTAGCCGCTATTGCCTTATCTTTTATTGCCTTTAAATCTTCCTCGTTTAACAAGTTATATTTCTGGGCTATCTCCATAGCTTTAACAAGTGACTTATATCGTTGGCTACTTGTTTCGATAATTGCTTTTTGCTTTTCCTTTTCCGTGTTTACGGTGCTTTTACCGTCTATTTTGTCGAGTTCGATTTGACGATCAAACGCCTTGACAGTTTTCTTTAAATTCTCCTCCTGTTTTTTGCTTACTTTTTCAAGTGCGTCAACTTGGCGTTGCGCAGATTCTTCGGCTTTAAAGGCTGTAAGACCTAACCAGTCTAGGAAATCTTTAATAGACTGAACAACGCCATCTATTACTTTACCAACAAATTTAAACGCATCACCTACCGCTTTAAGTATAGGTTTAAGTAGTCCAAGTTTATTTAATACAACTCCGATAATAGTTACTATTGCAGCAATAGCAGCAGCAATTAAAAAGATAGGGTTGGCAAGTATAGTAGCCCCTAAAGATATAAACCCTTTGCCTAAGTTGGCAACGACACCGCCAAGACCTTTTAACTGTGTGGCAATCTGTTCGCCATTGATACCTTTAGCAGCAACAGCAAAAGACTTAGCGGATTCACTTGCACCTTCAAAATCTAATGAAGCTAACTGCGACCCCATCAAGCCAAGTGCGTTGTTGGTCTGCTCAAAAGGAGAACCCGCAGCAAAGACAGCCACCTTTTCGTTAGCGTCCTTTAGTTTATCAGATAATTCCCCCGCACGTTGTGCAAGTTCCGCCATTTGTTCAGGGTCAGTGGCAGAAGCCAACTCACCTTTCAACTCACGCAGTTCTTTTTTGATTTGGGCAATACCCTTTAATTCGATATTTATTGAAGCGTCAGCCATTAAATAACCATCATTGTATTATCGTAGTCGTTGTCCGTGCAATCGTCCACAGGCTTAATGTCAGAATCCTTATTATTGTCAGATGTGAACTCTGGGAACAAATCTTTATTCTCAAGCAACCAATTAATCAACCTCTTTTCAAAGAAAGCCGCCATCTGCCCGTAATGATCCATTACAAAAGCAACCTCTGACTGAGTTACGTTAGTCGAATAATCCCCGAACTGAACTTGAACACCTTTATTTTTAAGTTGGTAAGATAACCCAAACACAGCTTGTTCTGCTGAACGCCACGCGACTACGGGTTGAATCTTTTCTACTAAATTTTCCTCGTCATTGTTTAGTGTTTGCGCGTTATATCCCGCTAACAAATAATTGTAAAAGTACGTTCCGAGGATAGGCATTAAACGCATTTCAGCCGCAGGACGGATATAAGGAACAACGTCTGTAACATCTACGTTACGAGTTATAGGCGTGTTCGTCTTTAGGTAGTTCTCAGTAATAAAATAGGTCATATCTGAGGGGTTGTTTGTTCAAGTGGTTTAAGTCCCACCAAAGCACGGATTTCTTCAGCCGTCATATTTTCGATAACTTTAGCCTGTAACGGTTGTGGTAACGTGTTAAATTGGTCTATTAAGGCTTTAGTTTCTTCGTCACGTTCTACGATAGTTTCATTAATGATTTGGTAGTTCTTAATATCTATCTTAGAATCAATATCCGCAATCTTTAACAGCCCGTTGAAGATGTCCATTACAGTTTCCCTAATAGGAATAACCACGTTCTTTTCAAAAATAATATACGCCTGTTTGATGTCTGAACCGTTACCTAAACTTCCGCTTGTTCTAACGCCCAAAAGGATAGGGTCAATAGTGTGCGAAAAACAAATCTGTTCTGTGATTAATTCAGATGCCTCTTTAAATAAAGTGTCGTTGTCAGAACTTGGAACATTCACTAATTCAGGAAGCTGCTCTTTGTTATTAGCAAAAAACGCTACGGCTTTTCCTGCGTTTTCAGCACCTTTTAATTTGTTGACCGTGTTTCTAATTAAGTCCATTTCCTCTTGACCTTGTGGCTTCTTAGGAAACATCATAGCAAAAGACGGAAATACACTATTTAGAATGTGAGATTTCTGTAAGTAAGAAAGTTCACCAGATACAAAAGCAAAGTTTAACGCACTTGTGTACTGTGGTAAAGGGTAAATATCTTGCCCTGTTGAATCGTCTTCGTATATATACATGAAATACCCGTCTTTGCACTCAGGGTGATAAGGGGTGAATTCTTGGATCGTATTAGTGTATTGCCAATCGTAGTTAACAAAGTATTTAGACTTGTCTTTGTTCGTTCTTACCTTTTCTGCACCAACGTATTTAACTGACGTTAGAACGCCTTTCTTCATACACAGGATAAAGTACACCCTCCCGTGTATAATTAAGTCCTTAGTAACCTTCTTAAGTGTCTTTTTAATAGACATCTTTTTACCAAAGGCGTAAAGGTTTACTTTATCTTTAGCACTTAGTTTAGATTCGTCGAACGTATATCCACCGCCAATAGTAGCGTTAGTTTTAAAGTCAACTATTGCGCCATGTAACGGTGAAGAATAATACATCTGTACCAACGTCTGCGGGTACAAGTTATTGCCTCCAAACGGAACGTAGCCGTTAGTTTGGTAACGTGAATCAACGAACGGAAGAGAAAGGTTATCACCGCCTACTTTTAAAAATGGCGTAGAAAAAGATTGATAACCA